ATGGCAGTGCCATTTGCATCAACGGGTTCTTCATTAATTTACTTAAGAAACCCATACTATCTTTTTAAACTCATTATTCCGCCACGAGCAGAGTATTTAGGTCCTTTATATCCTCTTCCAAATTTCCTTCCTGGAAATCCTCTTTTGCGATCAAAGTCATATTCATCATCTGCAGGGTCATAGCCTATACCCTCAAGATCCATATCAATAACTGAAGGAGGAATGAATGGTCCATACTCATCATTATACTCATCATCATAAGGATCAGGATTATATCCATATCCTCCCATCTCTGCCACTTGTTGTTCATTCCAGTGATCAGTCCATTGATCAATTAAAGGACCTGGATTTTTCGTGTTTTTAAGTATTCTTTTAATGTCTTGCCATAAACCTGCTTGGTCTTGCAGTCCTCCTAGTCCTCCCATCATTCCTTCTTCCCTAGTTCTATAATCATCCCATCCACCACCTATTGTAGCTCCTTCATATGGGTTAGGAAGTGTGGGTCTCATTCTTCCATATTCATCTGGTCGTTCATAGCCATGACGAACATGGGTTCCTTGAAATTCTGGTCCATCCATCATTCTATTCCATGTATATGGATGAATGTCATACCATGCTAAATCCCGAGGTGGATCGACAGTCTTATTCATTCCTCTTGGATTAATGTGTCTCATCCTTGGATTAGGATGCTGTTTGGGTGATGGCTGTCCTTCTCTATTTGGATCAATAGATTGCATCCACTCATTATATGATGGCTGTCCAGGTGCCCCATAAGGTGGTCTAAAATTTGGAGTTCCAGTTTGTCTAGGAACATTTCTTGTGTAGTCAACCTGTTGGGGTCTCTGATAATTTTCGTATCTTACATCATGTCCACCCCGTGGGTATTGTGCTCCCACATTAGCCCTCGCTATGTTTCCTCCGAATCTTGTATCCGGTGCGGACTGGAAGTTTGTTTCTTCTCTTTCAATTCTGCCCATTATACTTTTCCTACCACTCCTTCTAGTAATTTATGAATTGCTACCTTGACTAAAACATCCTGCCGGATGTGTTCACGTTTGGTAGAAGTTGCAGGATCGTTTACATCGTCATCAGCTTCCTTCGCTGACCCGTATTCTTTTCCTGTTTGCGTGTGAGTAATAGTTATCTCTGCAGGGACCACAATCTTGGGAACTTTCTCCCCGTTGACCTCCACGTATTCTATTACCGCATCATCATTTATAGGCATATTCTATCCTTATAGCAAGTATTATCTTCATTATCAACCATTATGATATCTCCAGTATCGACAGATAGACATTGACTGGTTGCGCATCATTGTTAATCTTTAGTATATCTCCTGCCTCCATTACCCCAATGTCACTGGAAGCCAAATAAAAGAAGGACTGTGTGTCTTTATCGGCCAGTGCGGCCTTGGTGAAGAGGGACGTTGCATTTATCTTGAGAGTAATTGCCGCCGCTCCTCCTGAATTATTGTACGCCCACGCCGTTTTAACGAGTGTGGTCGTAGCTGTTGGAACGGTATAGATTGTAGCATCCCCTGTGCTTGTGACTGTCGTCATAACTTTTTTATAATCGTTGGCCATTTAATTTAAGTACCATGATAACGCTTCATCTTCGTTCTTCAATTGTTCTGGTGTGTAAGAAAAATTCAGGAGCAGGATTAATTGATCCAACGTCTGAATTATCTGGTTTATTTGTTCCTTGCTATACTCATCCTGAGCTGCTGGAAGTCTTGGTATGTTTATCTGTGCCATTATCTCATTCCATCCTGTTGTACGTCCGCACGGTAAGTTCCGTATCGCCATGTTGCATTAAGTTCAGAGCTTGTAATTTTAATGGCTCCCTGTCTTCCTCTAGCTCTAGTATCCACCTTGGTGGTGGACGTAGTCACAGCGAAAGGACCGTTGGTGACGGTGCTGCTTGCAGGATACAGTTTGAAATCCAGTTCCACATTAACTGTTCCTGACAAATTTTTAAAGTCAGGAATGAAACGCCTGATTGACATAAGTCTTTCCCCAGCCTGTGGAATAACAAATTCCCCTGATTTTATTTCAGAACTCATTGCTGATCCGTCAGCATTGTTTCCGTTTTCCTGTGAGTGCATGAAACTTCTGCCATCAGTTAGTCCGGTGATAGTGGTGATGGTTGCCGTTGAATCCGTTGCATTGTATTCTGTTGCATAAGGGTATTGATACACACCTTTGTCCGCCCATGAAGAGCGAGATAATGTTCCGTTATACCAAACCTTTTCCGCATAATTATAAGTTGCCAACCTGTCTATGACTGAAGATCCACTTGATGGATAAAACCAGGTACACTCATTGAATTCAGTATTCAGCGCAGCAAAGGTATCCTTTTGTGAAGCAGGATCTATGTCCTTGAAAACAAAATCTTCTATGGAACATGGAATCTTTTGAACGGAACCGTCAAACATGAAGAATGAATCAGTTCCCATCCAGAAAGCACGTCCATTGCTTTCCACTGTTGCATGCAATCCGCATGCTCCGCATGCAGATCCTAATTGTGAAAATCCAAATGTGAATGGAGCACCAATCAATTGCATTTGATAAAGAGCTGTATCAGTCCATATTAATACTGCACCACGAGAACGTTTAGATGATACTAATTTACTACCTGCAGTTAGTCTCTGCGTTCCTGCTGTGTTAGTAGCAGCTGGTGCCCAATCATTTACATTTTCCTGATCACACCATCTGATAAACATGTCATCGCGAGTGGTTGCTGTTCCAATGGTTGTCTCAGTACCAAAACATATAACATGCCTATCAGTACCTGAAACCATCATGAACCTACTGGATGTAGGTGCAGCGGAAACAGTTGTATCTTCCGCCCTTTGCACCGTCGAGGTGCTTGCTGAAGTGTCCCAGTAATAAAGTCCACCGTTTAATTGTTGTGCTAATACGTCTTCACCCCAGTTGTCTAATGACCACTTTCCTGAATCCAATTGAACACTATTAGGTGCAGCCAAGGACGCACGGGATGTTCCCCATCCTGGTCCGCCACTGACACCTCCCCATGGTCCTGCACCCCATCCATATCCTAGTATGGAGACTGCTGGATTGGTATTGATCTGGTATTCAGCTGTCGCTGATCCTCCTGTACGACCTGTTCCGCCTTCTGTTCCTTTAGATGTAATAACATAAACAGATGTTGAAGTTACTGATTGAATTTCAAATTCTCCCTGAAGTTCAGAGGCAGTTATTGAACTGCTAGTAGGGGCCGTAGCCGAAGTAATAGTTACAAAATCCCCTTCGATGGCTCCGTGTGCCGCGTCAGTCACGCTGACATTGCTTGAAGAGGCAGTTGTTGCAAATTGGGTAATAGCATCACCTGTAGATCTTATAGGTGTAATGTCGCTCCACGCTCCATTCTGGTATACGTAAAGTTTCTTGTTTGTTCCTGTGATTGCGTACTGATCGCCGTCCAGAGAGAACCAAGTAATGATTCCTCTAGCTGCACCAACAAGCGCATCGGATGTGACCTTCGCCCATCCTCCTATTTTTTCTGGAAGTCCATAACGAAAACGAACGTTGTCCGTATTGGTCCAACGTCCTTCTGCCCCGTACTCGGTGGATTGTTTGTCAACGCCTGGAGTTACTTGTACCTTAATCAAAGTCATGAAGCCTCCTACACAGCGCTATCGTAAACGCGTATCCATTTTGTAACACCATTAATTTTAATCATCACGGCACCAAATTTAGAAGCAGCTTCAGCCGTGGAAGAAGAAATACTAGAAGAACTATCGGCAGCTGAGGTTCCTTTGTAGTTAGTGAAGGCGAAATCTGTATCTGCCTGTTCCAATTCTATGCACGGAACCGCTCCTGTGGCACTTGTCTGGGTTACCCCCAGCTTGGCCAGAGGCGCCGCGATTCCAATTCCCACGCGGTCATTGGTTGCTTCAGTTCTAAGAAGATTAATATCGGATAGCCCTTCAAAACGTGCGTCCGTGTCAATGCCTGCTTCATTAAATACAAAAGCCCCTCCATCAAAAGAAATATCACCAGTTGCACTGAGTGTGCCTCCAGATGAAATATTTCCTACGTTTGATAGTACATCAAACATGGTTGTTCCGTCCGTGTAAACTAAATATTTAGTGGCTGTATAAGGTAAGGTGATTGGTGTACCTCCTGCCGGTCCGAATGTAAGGGTGTATCCTCCCCGCGTCGAAGCGTCATGAACGAAGTACCAATAAGGATTAGCCTCGCATTCCAAAGCCACATTCCCGGATAAAGATCCTTCTAATTTAAGGGATGCCCTGCTTTGCTGATCTCCAGTTCCTCCACTACTAGCCGTTAAAGACACAGTGCCTGAACTGGCGACGCTTACCGCCGCATATCCCTTGATTGCATTTTCTACTTTAGATAAATTATCGTTTGTCTTTGATCCCCACGTTCCAGCATTAGCGCCAGTCGTCTGAAGATCTAAATTTAATATTGTCGAGTC